TTGCAGAAGCAAGACAAGACTATAAACACATCACTAAACAATGTCAACGCATTTATAACAAGTAATACAACCAGAATAAATAAGATAGAAGCCAGAGAAACCAATCTTTATAAGTTGTTTTCAGAACGCTACACTACAACGGGAATTGCTTATTATATGAATAAATTTATAAGCGAACAATAAAAAAGAGAGGATAATTAAATCCTCTTTTTATTTGTATTATTTAGTTGTAGTTAACTTATTAACTTCCTCTATTATCTCTGTTTGTTTTCTGCATTCAGTTGCTAAAATATCATTTTGAGTAGACAAGTCGCTATTCTCTTTTTTAAGTGTGACAATTTCCTTGTCTAGTTCTACAATCTCTTTTTTCAACTCTGCATTTTCCCTTATTAGTCGTTCAAGTTCATTTTCTTGTCTAGGCATAAGTATAACCCAATTTTGATTATATGCTAACCACAAGTTTGTTTCTACTTGATACCAAGTATATAAAAGTGTCTTGCTAATACCTAGCACATTATAAACACCCTTTTTTACATAGCCAATTACTTTGCCATTTGCATTGTCACGAGCATTTAAATCATCTATAATAACTTCTAATTGGTCTACTTTGTCGTTAATAGGTACATTTGTCCCCTTAACATATTTAGTTATGTACTTCTTGCTACCCTCTAATACAACTTGGTCATCATAGCAATACTCAATTGACAATGGGTCTACTGCATACTTTCTTCTGTTAGCATTTAAAGTTGTTAGTGAGAATACTATATCATCTGGAACATTTTTCCATACTTCGTGATGAAGATGAACATAAGTCGTTCCTGTGTTTCCCATTACTGCAATGTTTTGTCCTTGTACTACTTTATCGTTTTTGTTTATTAAAGTTTTAGCAAGGTGTCCATACAAAGTCAATGTTTTAGTTTCCTTGTGGTGTACTGCTATTACTATTTCCTCTTTGGTTAGATAGCCTTCGAATAGTATTGTACCTTTATCGGTACAATAGATGTTTAAGTTGTCTTTGTCCACCCACCCAAAATCAACTCCCGGATGTTTTGAGTGATAGTTTTGTGTAATTGCTATCTTTTTAACAGGTATTTTTAGCATAAATGCCTCCTTTTAACCTTTGTTATATTCAGATGTAGATATTCCTAGTATTGCTCCTAAAAACAAGTCTATTGCTGTTATAGTACCTACTATTGCTTCGCCATAAGGTAAACCCCATATTGTTGCTAGTGCAAAATATAAAGTTGCAATTGCCGGTAATAGTATTTGTGCTATAAATTTTAAAGTATCATATAGTTTATTAGATATTTTCATTTCTTCCTCCTATTTGGTTTTGTTTTCTTCTATTGGTGGTAATTGATTTGTAGAAGTTATCAACTCCTGTATTCCGTGGTTGCCTCCTAGACTACAATAATTAGTACCCAATTCGTTTATTGTGTATCTTGCATAATCGGGTAGATACCCCAACTTGCTGTATTGTTCGCAATTAGTAACTATTTGGCTTCTCAATAAAGCCACTATGCTACATTTTAGGGACTTGCTTTGTTTAATTTGCGTCCCCAAAAATGTAATCAATGCCCCAATAACCCCTACTATTATATAATTTAATATTGTTTCAATCATAACGCTGTTTTCCTTTTCTTATTTATCATAGGTTTCTTTTGCTATTTTTTGACTTGCTTTATAAAAACTTTCTATTGCTTTAATCTTAGCCTCATCATTCATTTGTTTATAAACATTACTATTGAAAAGGTTAGATAGTTTTTTAAAGGATTCTTGTCCATCTATCGAACTGAATTTTGTATATTCTTCTGGAGTTAAATATATTTTTTGTCCATCTTTAGTAAAATATTTTGCAGATGAAGTAGGCAATATGCTTGTTTCTCCAGTTTTATCATATAATTTTTGTATCTCACTATAAACTTTATCAGTTTTAGCTGTTTTAATGTAAGCAGGAGATAAGAAGTTTTCAAATGCTCTTTGTGCTATTGAGTTCGTAATTTGTTTGTTTCCAAACTGATCCACATAAGGTTCTAAAGTATTCACTACAATTGGCAGTTTAGCTTTAACTTTATTAGCAAAAGTATTGAACTTCTTTTCTATTCCAGTTCCAGCACCAGTTGTTGATTTTCTTTCCGGTGTTAAGGTTCTTGCTAGTTGTCCGCTCACCGTTGGAATATATTGTAAAGCATAGTTTTGTAATGCGTTTATTACTACTCCACCCAATGCACTTTCATCATAAGATTTAAGTGTTGAGTTTATTCCTTGTAACATAGACATTTCAGTTAATGGGTCGACTATTGTGCTTATTCCGCTTGCTATGTTGAGTAGTTTATTGGTGTCCATTCCGTTCTTCTTCATTTCACTTATTTCGGCACCCATAAAGAACGGCATAGCACTTGGAGATAACCAATCTAATGTTATGTTTGTTCCACCAATTTGTATTGAATAAGGTTGTTTGCCTGTTAATTGTTGAAAATAGTTTTCTTTATCTTCATCGCTACCACTTGCAGTCAATAGTCCAGCCTCTGCCAAAGCATAGCCCAATGCTGTTATTGCTGTTCCGGTTAAGCCCTTTGATATATTATCTATAAACTTTGCCGGTTTAATATTGCCATTTTTTAAGTCTATTGCATTTTTGGTTAATGTTTTTGCTAGACCTATTGGAGAATATTCTATTCCAGCCTTTGCTATGTTTATTGGTGTTGTCTTAAATGGAAGAACTGCGTCTGTTGCAAGTTTTACTAATTTGTTTTTATTGCCAAATCTACTAATACTTTCAGCCAATTTACTGAATTGTCTAAATGTTTGTTCCTGTGCTTGGTCTATTGCATATTGTCTTGCACTCTCTAATTGTTGTGGCGTTGCATTATTTACATCTATTTTATTTGATGTTATATAATTGCTTAATGCATCTTTATAAGCACCACCTGAGAACTTCCAGTCTTCCCACTCTAGTAAAGCAGAGTTTAATGCACTCAATTTGCTAGGTGTTGGTTTTATTCCTAATTTATTTTGATCGTACTTGTCTGTTCCTTGTATTCTTGCTTTTTGTTCTTCTACATCTTGGTTTACAAAGTCTTTTGTTTGTTGACTTGGCTTTTCTAAAGTTCTTGTTCTTTCCATAGGCTTCACTGTATCTTCTATAAAAGCCGACAGAGTATTTTTAACTTTAGAAGTTCCTTTCATAGCAAGGTTAGATACTATATTTCTTATATGAGTTTTAGGATTGCCAAGCATTGCTAGGTATCTCCACTCATTTAACCTATTAGCTAATGTGTTTGGCATTTGTTTTGACACTTTGACTATTGCGTTATTTATTGCCGTGTCCAAGTCTTTTTTATTTTGTGAGTTTTTAATATTGGTTATATCTTGCTCATCAAGTTTTATATTATTATAACCTTTTTTGTTTTTATATTGTTCATTTATTTTATTGACTTGTTTTTGTAGTGCCAATAATCTACCATCAGGAGTTGCTCGTTGCAATATAGAAGTTGCTTGTGATACTTGTCCGCTTTCAGTTCCCGCAACTGCTATTGAGGTTAATATATCTAATGCTTTTTGAGTGTCCCCTTTTGCAAAAGCATCATTGTATAAAAGTGTTGCTTCTGCTATATCGTATTTGGACAATTTTTCATTGTTATTAAATTTGGTTTCTAGTGTTGTTAAAGATTTATCATAGCCATTGTCAGTAATTCTTTGTTGTGCATTTGTTAGTGCATCATTATCGGTTATTACGATATAATCTTTGTTTGCACCTTTTATACCGCTTTTAATGTCCGCTGGTATGTTTTGGTTTTCTAATGCTGTTGTAAATACTCCTCTTTGTCTTGTTCCTGCTTCAGGTTGTATTGCTTCTTGTGTTGTAACCTGTGGAGTTATATTAGGTTGAGTTATTATCTGTGTACTTGCCACTTGCCCCTGTGGTTGTATTTGAGCCACGCCTTGCGTTGTTTGTGGTGTAGTTGGTGTAATTGTATTGGGTTGAGTAGTTGTTTGTATAATGGGCTTGTTTTGCTTATTTATTGCACTTTGTTCTTGTACTCCACTTCTTACATTTGATATTGAACTTGGAGCATTTAATAATCCGCCCACGATAGCACCTTGTACTGCACTATCTACAACATTCTTCCAATCTACTTTTTCGCCATTTGAATAAGAAGCGTTTTTAATTATAGGGTTCATTATCTCTGCTAGTGCTTCTTCAAAACTCTCTCCCACTATCTTATAGCCTGCATCTATTAAAGACCTTGTTACTGCATTTGATACTTTTCCTATTCCCTTTGAAGCAAGAGTATCTAATCCACTTAAGAACCCCGTTTCAACTCCCGGTACTCCACCTGTTATAAACTCGGTAGCAGTTTCTACCGCAGCATTTAGTCCACCATATAAATTGGCTTGTTTTCTATTAGCCCCTGCTTGATATGCTTGTTCTATTCCACCACCATAAGAGGTTAATGCAGTAGGTAGTATAGAAGCCGCGGTCTTGGCTGCTGTTCCACTACCTAAATTACCTAATACTATGTTAGGTAGTTGTTCGCCTATGCTTTCTAGTATTTGTCCGCCTTTTCCGGTTGATTTAATTGCCGATTTCGCATCTAATTCTTGTTGATAAGTCATTCCGCTCGGTCTAACTTTATCATAGCCCACTTTATTTAGTAATTCTTGACTGCTGTCATCTCTTACAATGTTTTGTGCAGTCAATTGATTTTCTTTCCAGTTCTTTCCTTTAAAGGGATTGTATTTAGATGTTCCGGCTTGTAGAATAGCGTCAAATGCTCTTTCACCCGCATTTAAAACCCCTTTACCTATTTGAGTTGTAGCACCTAATATTGTTCCACCAATAGTAGGTTTTGCCTTTATAGGTGTTACTGCCTTTGGTATTAAGTATTCAGGATTTGCTGTTTGTATAACTTTTAAAGCCATAGTTTACCTCCTATCTTATTCCTCCGCCTTTAGTATAACCGGCTGAACTAGTGCCGCCTATTGGTTTAATATTGCTATTTGATATTTTAAGAACCCTTTTATCTGATTCGGTTAATTTTTGATATTTGTTAGTTGTGCTGTCCCAATAGAAATGATCCGCTGTTCCATCTCCAACTTGTCCAGTTGTCCATACTTTTACATTTTCACCATTTTTAGGATTTTGTACTACTGCACCACTCATTGCTAAAGGTTTACTATCGACATTGTTTGGCTGATAACCATTGTCCCAAGTTTTTAATACCTTTACTTGATTACCATTAACGTCTTGTTCATAACCAATTGCATCTTTATTTAAAGTTCCGGTGTAAGGATTAGTACCTAATTTAAACTTAATTGTACTACCATTTGATAGGTTATATATAACATTGTCGCCATCTATAACTGCATTAGTTATTGGCTTGTTTTTATCGGTAGTGTAAGGTATTACTATATTACTATAATTGCCTGCTTTAGTTAGTGGTGTTTTACTCGTGCTTGATTTATCTGCATTGCTTACACTCAGGTTATATTTTGCCACTGCTAATTGATTTTCGAACGCTTGTTGAGCCGCTTTTGTTGCTGCTTCTTGTTGAGCCACTCTATCTTGATACAAGTTGCTAGTTAGTTCTTGGTCTACTTGATTACTAAAATTAGTAAATTGGTTTTGGTATTCAGTTCCCACAGTATCTCTTGCTTGATTAAATGATTGTTGTTGAGCCATTTCAGCCTGTCCTATGCCTTGTAAAGTGTTACCTAGTACATTGCCCCTAGACAACTCTGATTGTGCTGATATACCCGCATTTGTTTGCCCTCTATTAGCCCAATACTCTGCTAGATTTTTAGCACCTAATTGTGATTGAACATTTGCTTGTTGTTTCTTAGCAGTAAAAGTAGGCATAGTAGTTGCTTCTTGTTGCCCAATAGTCTTTAATGCTTCTGCCTTTGCTTGTTCTAATTCAATTTGCTTATTCTTCTTTTCTGCATCGGCTAATTGTTTTAGGTATTCTGTGTTATCCATAATTTACCTCCTATCTATAACAAATAAATGTTATTGTCATTGTTCCGGCTGATGGAGTTCCAAATTTAGTCCAAGTTAATGTGAATCCATCTGCATCATAAGACTTGACTACCGCATATTGTGACCAATTGCTTATATCTGTATATTTTATCAATTGTTGTTGTGTAAAAAACTTTCCATCCGCCGGTGTACATACGCAATAAGTGCTTTTTGCACTATCTCCATATCCGTTTGATGAATATGCTGTATCATTTACTGACATTATTGCTTGTATGCTAGTAGGTTGAAAGCCAACTCCTGTATAAGATACATCTCCACTCGCAGCAGTTCCATCTCTTGAACCTGCTAAAACTTTGCTTTTGCCCATCGAATTGAATTGTGTCTGTATATTGCTCGTTACTCCATCTAAATAACTAAATTCCGTTGCAGATACATTTCCGTGATATGTGTCTAATTCTGCTGTTAGTGTATCATTCATAGTTTTATTCCTTTCTTGATGTTATATATTAAAATGGATAAACTGCTGAATAAATTATACTATATCCATTTACTAGCATTGTTGCACCATCATATTTAAAATAGTATAAATAATTTACTTCAACTAATGCTTGTACTGTCACACCCGTTGAGGCATTTTCTCTACCAGCACCTACTGTTGATATTGCATTATTTACAGGTAAAGTAATTCTTAAAGTATTCGTTCCAGTTCCTTTATCGGTTAAAGTAGTTGTTCCTGCTATTGCTATACTTCCACCTATTACTGAAAATTTAGATGATGCAGTAGCCGTTGTTATTGTTCCACTGGTCGCACTTACTGTTGGTGTATAATTAAAACTAACAGGGAAGCCAACTGGACTTGCTCCGTGTGAGTAGTACATATCAGTTATAGTCGCATCTGCTACTGTGTAATCACTTCCACCTGTCACAGTTAATAAAGTATCAGCAACTGCTATAATTGAATAATATTTGTATTCAGCACCTTGTTTTAATCTTAACTTATCACCTTTTGTATATTTACTCGCTCCACCACTTGCTATTGTTATTGTATTTGCACTTGCATAAGTGCCTGTCGTTGCTGTCCAACCATCTACTGATATTTTGCCCGTGAATTGCGTTTGAATTGCACTTGTTACACCCTTTGAATAACTTAATTCAGTTGCAGATACATTTCCGTGATATGTGTCTAATTCTGCTGTTAGTGTATCATTAATATATGTTTTTAAATCTGCACCTGTTTTATCAAATTTTGCTTGTAATTGTGCTGCGGTTAATCCCTCTGTTGCATTAGGTGTACTTGATAAATCTGCTATGTTTGTTACCGTTGTCGTGTTCTTAGTTAATGCCATATTATATCATTCCTTTCTTATTTTGCTTCACTGCCATACTCTGTTTGTAGAGTTAAACTCAACATTGCAAAAGTACTAGTGAGCGAATTATTATCTATTCTTAACTTAAGATATTTAAACTTTTTAGCTTTTAATCTTAAATAAAAGACTTGTGGGTTGTAGTTTGTATAAAATGTAAAGTTACCAAAATCTACATTGTTAAAAGTGATTAAATCATAAGTTACCTCATAAGGTGTTGAATATGCGTTTTTATCTGTTATATATTGTATGCTTACATACACGCTAGGTTGTGAAGCCAAAGTTATCCAAGATTTGTTCAATGTCTTTAATAAATACTCTGCTCCAAAGTCGTGCATATTCATTTCCCAGTAACTTTCTATTGCTACTCCGTTATATGTTAAATACGCATCACTAATTTTCATTATCTTTCCAGTCGTTGTGCCAAAGTATAAATAACCATCTAAATATAACCAACAAGTAGGTTCATCATTGTATAGCAACCTTGAAAAAGCACCATACCTTGTCTTGCCATTATTATCTGCATATTTTAAATCATATTTATAAATCCACACTTTCTTACCATTAGATATAAACATCTCACTTGAGTTTTGCTTATCTATTGTTAGCGTGTTTGCAATAGTAAGCAAGTCCAAGTCCTTTTGTATTCTCTCGCCCATATCCTGCATATTTCGTTCATCTTTAGTTTGAGTAGGCGACCATTTGATGAGTTGCGTGTCAATAGTAAACGGATCATTATTCAATACTTGTCCTTGACCTATAGGAATATTTCCTCTACTATCATTTATTATTGGTGTAGGGAACGTTACAGTTGTAACTCCATCTAAATCTACACTATCATAATATGAATAGTAGGTTTCGTTAGTTTTATGTACTAGCATTATACTTTGTTGTCTTTCCATACTTGTAATTGGATATGCCGAACTTCCTATTGCATCTATATTGGTTGAAGTGAAGTATTCTGCACTTGGTACTCCATCAGCCAAACTTGAGTTAATTCTCACATTTTGACTTGCTGGATTGCCATACATAAATACTCTTGTATCACTTGCTGTTCCAAAAAGGAAAGCATATTTATTCTTTAATACTGTATCTCTTGTACCTGTTCCTTTAGTATAGTATATTTCAACATTATCAAGTCCTACTGCTGGTAGATTACCACTTGTAAATGTTAATACTCCTGTTGCTAGAACCACTGTATAATGCGTTGTAGCGGTCTTTAGAGTGCCATTTACATAGACATAATCTACACTGCCTATTGATATTTCAGGTAATTGATAGGTTGCTGTGCCATCTGCATCATAAGTTAATCTCTTTTTACCGGTTAATAAGTTTAATCCCTCAAACTCTGTACCTGTTCCGGTTGACGGTGTTGTTCCTATATAAATCTTTGGTACATAACCAGCAACATCTCCAAATGTAGTTCCGTTCCAATACTTGTATTCAGTTCCATTTATCATATAAACATTTCCGCCGAATCCAAAGAATTGAGTTTTTGCATCTGTTAATGTTCCTAAATCGGTTGTTACATCACTCCATGTTTCTGTTCCTACAAAATTGTTCCAATGTCCATTGTCTAATTGATATATGTGTCCGTTAATAGCAAATAAGAAATATTCTGTGCCTCCTACATTGCCGTACCACATACCTTGTATTGATTTATTTGTTACTGCGGTCATTAGTTGTAAATAACCTGCTGCTTTTTGTATATCAAAGTCTTTTGTTACATAGCAGTTTTGTAAATCTCCACTCTCGCCTTTTACAAGTTGAGTGTCGCCTACTTTTGCTATGTTAAGCCCATAGAAGTTATCTATTGTATATGTTTTAGGAGTAACTCCTCCACTTAATTGTGCCATATTTTACCTCCTTTTATTGTAAATAACCTATTATATTTATTATTGCTTTTGCATAGCCGGTCTTTATACCTAAATTAGCAGCATTTGTTGCAAATGTAGCATTGTATGCCGGTACTGCATCTCCACTTTTTACTACTATCTTGTTATTTCCTGCAATTAAAGAACTCTTTATATCAATTGAGGTTGTAATTTCAGTTATATGTGAACTTGCGGATGGAGTAGATGGTGTATAACCGCTTGCTCCAAAAGCATTTGATATCTCTGTTAGTGTATAACCACCCGATACATTTGGAGTGGAAGCATAAGCGCTGGAAACTACTATGTCGCTTGTATTTGTTACTTTATATGCTTTTACATTTCTACAATAACCCCATACATCATATACGCCAGATTCCACCCAATTTGTAGGTGTATGTGTAAATACAATTTTTGCTTCTGTTATTGTAAAATTGCTAGGTATATAGGCGTTTAGTTCTATAAAACTACCCCAGTTAGCAGCCGAAAAATCGGAGTTATATCCAAGAAAGAAGTAATCAAACACTGTATAAGCATTTGGAACCGCAAATCCTACATTTACTGAATAATATTGAAAGTTTGTTAAAACTCCACTACCGCCTATTATCTCAGCCCCGTTAGATAATGTTATTCCCTCTTTGTCCATATTTACGAATAGTGTATCTGTATCATCATATAGTTTTAATTGTCCATTTCCGTTGTTCTTGCCACCTAGTTGTATGTTTTTTGCGGTTACACTATCATACACTACTGCCTTAGATGTTAAATATCTTTTGCCACCCGTTGAGGTTGACCTTTCTACTTGTGCCATATCAACACCCCCTTAATAACTCATTGATGAATCGTGTTTGTCCTTTATTGTTTCGGCATAAGCAAGTTTTCTCATTTTTGGTCTGTTTCTTGCTTCTTCGTATAATTGATTGAAGAAACTAGCTAATGTTTTATTTTCGTTTGTTAATAGCCTACTTGCTAGTCCATAAGTTAGTATAGTAGTACAAACTATGTTGTCTACCACCATAGTATCGGTTAAAGCAGTTAATACTGCCGGTATTGGTGTATATATTACCTTAATCGTTCCTATAAATGTGTCAGGTATCAATAGTACACTATCGCCCTCCCATTTAAAGTCTGTTGCATTGCCATATACTCCATCTGTTTCAATAGATACTATTTGAGTTTCGTTGTAAAAGTCTGCCGGCATTGTGTGTGCTATCCAGCCACCAGCAGTAGGTACTGCACTTGCAACCGTTATAGTTTCGGTCTTTGTATAACCACTATCTGCTATTACTTCGTTTTGCAATATAGTTAGCAAAAATGGTGTATTCTTCTTAAATATTGCAGTGCTAGTTGCGTCTACTAGTCCACTTTCTAGTCTTTCATCAATTAAACTCATTGTGTGTTCAAATATATCATTTACTGTCATTTTGTTTCCTCCATTCTTTCTTTATTGTTTTTCTTATGTCCTACTTGCCAATTATATAAAGGCTTTCCTACATAAGCAAAAGTCTTTATTAAAGCCTCTAATCTCATACACCAATCCACATCACATATTGCTAAATGCTCTATTTCAAATAAATCATTATCTAATATGAATTGTCTTTTAACAACATGCATTGGTTCTCCATAACACATTATCTTGCTAAAATTAGGTGTATTATTCTCGCTAGGTATTACTAATAGTCTAACAAACTTTGCTTCTGGTTGTGGCTTATACCACCCTCTTAATCCTATTAAAATTAGATCCTGTCCTGTATTTACTTTTTCTATTTCTTCTATTGAAGTAGGAACAAACCAATCATCTGCATTACAGAATATTAAGTAGTCGCCTTTTGCTTCTTTTATTCCTCTATTTCTAGCACCCCCACACCCCAAATTTTCTTCATTATATAAATACTTGTAGCCATACTCTTTTACTATCTTTTCAAAGTCTTTATTGCCACAATCATTTATTACTATTACTTCGTATGGTTGTATTGTCTGCTTTTTAATTGCTTCTAAACACATTCTAAAATCTTCTTCTAGTTCTTCAAAACAAGGTATTATTACACTATATTTCATATCTATTTCTCCCAAACTCTTTTATTTATTATTTGTGTATAACTCTCTATTATATTTACAACTTTATCACTAACATTATTGTCATTGTATGCTTCTACTATTTCACATTTTCTTGATGTAGCAATTTTAATAGCCCTTGCTAAATCATCAGCTAAGAGCATATTACCTTTTTCAAATGCTTCCGGTCTTTCTTGTGCTTGTCTTAATGAAACAGCAGGAAAATTTAATATACTTGCTTCTTCACTTATCGTTCCACTATCGCTTATTACACAAAAAGCATTCTTTTGTAATGCTAGGTATTCTTTAAATCCAAATGCATCTCTACATTGTATTAAAGGATTTAATTTTATTCCGTTTAGTTTATTTTTAGTTCGTGGGTGTATAGTAAATATAATAGGCATATTAAAGTATTCTGCTACTTTATTCACTCTATTCATTAATTCCTCTAGTTTATTATCTACGTTTTCTTCTCTATGTAGACTTAACACCATATAAGGTTCTGTATTCATATACTTAACATCTATTTTAGATATTACTTCTTTCATAGGGCTTCCTATTACAAACACATAATCGTTTTTCATACCCTCGTTTATTAGATATTGTCTAGCATTTTCGCTATAACACATATTTATATCACTTGTATGGTCTATTATTTTTCTATTTATCTCTTCTGGTGTATTTAAATCGAAACATCTATTTCCAGCTTCTAAATGAAATATAGGTATCTTCAATCGTTTAGCACTTATTACTGATAGTCCTGAATTGGTGTCCCCTAAAACTAATAAAGCATCTGGTTTTTCTTTTAGCATTATTTCGTATGTTTTTTCTAATATATTGCCCATTGTTTTGCCTAGATTATCAGTTGCTACATTCAAGTAGTAGTCTGGTTGTCTTAATTCTAGTTCATTAAAAAATATATCACTCAAGTTAGGGCTATAATTTTGTCCTGTATGTACTAAAACAACATCATAAAACTTATCCAACTTTTTTATTATTTCACTTAACTTGATTATCTCAGGTCTAGTTCCTAATATTACCATTATTTTCATCGTACATCTCCTTAATCATTTCCTCATAAGTAGGGATTCCAAAGTCGTATGTCTTTTCTAAAGACTTGTTAGATACTATATTATCATTTGGAATTATATTTATATCTAGGTTATATACTTTGTTAATTAAACTAAGCAAATTGTACTTTGATATTGGTTCTCCGTTAGTTACATTATATATGCCATCTAAACTCAATTTAAAGCACTTCTCAATGGTTTTTGCGAGTTCTAATGTCGTTACACCGCCCCAATAGTTTCTCGTGTATCCTTGGCACTCTTTTTGGTTTAAGAACCAATTTAGTAAACCCGTTCCATTTTTATTCTTATCGTGTCCTATTATTGAGGTTCTTAATGTTAAGTTTTTGCTATCTCTTAACTCTCCTAGCCATTTGCTATGCCCATAAGGTGTATTATCTAAATAACAATCAGTTGAAATATGTATCAATTTGAAATTGTATATTAAAGATAACTCATCTAGTCTATGTGGGAATAGTGCATTTATCAATATTAGTTTACTGACATCTGTTTCGTGGTTTAGTAATCCTATGCAATTTATAACATAGTCAAACTCATTTAAGTCAACTTTGAACTCTAAAGAATCGCTTAATACATCAAATGTATCTCTATCTATTCCACATACTTCATATTTATCATTCAAGTACTTATATACCATTTGTCCTAGCATTCCATCTTTGCCTAATACTAATATTTTCATTTTAACACCCCATCAACTAATGCTTGTAGTTCTTCTTTTGTAAACCTCATAGCATTATCACTTCTAAATGGTTCTGTATAATCACATAATATTCTATTTATGTTCTTATTTACTCTATAATAGTTACCTACTAACTCACTATTGCTTAATTCATCAAGAGTTAATAGTTCTTCGTTAGTCTTTTCAGTACATCTTTTGCCCGTTACAACTTGATTATCGCTTATACAATCTGCTAATTGTTTAATAGTACAAGCTTTATTATTGTAAACAAACAAATCTCCGTTAGTTCCATTTTCTAATGCATATAGTACTAAATCAACCGCTTGGTCTATTGTCATAAAAAATCTAGTCATATCTGGATCAGTTATTGTTAAAGGTTTATTATCATCTCTTTGACTTTTAAACAAAGGTATTACGCTTCCGTTACTTGCTAATACATTTCCATATCTAGTCAATATAATATCAGTTTCCTTATTATTTATGTTTTTACAAGTAAGTTCCATTTGTTGTTTACTATTGCCATATACAGTCGTTGGGTTTACTGCTTTATCGGTTGACAAGCACACCAATTTTTTAACTTGATTATTTATACTTGCCTTTATTACATTTAAAGAACCCTCTATGTTGGTCTTTCTGCACTCTTCTGGGTTCTCTTCGCATATATCAATGTATTTCATTGCTGCACTATGCATTACATAATCTACCCCATTTATTGCCTCATACAGAGCATTGTAATCTCTTATATCTCCAATAATAAATTTAACTCTATTATCATTTAGTTTTATCTTGTTATCGTGTTGAGGTTTTTCGCTATGGCTAAATATAATTATCTTTTTAATATCGGTAGTTAATAGTCTTTTTGTCATTGCAGTAGCAAATGAACCATTACCAGTTATAAGCATCGTTTTATCTTTGAACATAATTTTCCTTTCTTACTATCAAGTTATGATCTAGTAAAAGTCTTAATCTAGTTGAATCATCTATTATAACTTCTTCTCCCAAATATTTAACACCCTCATCATCTTTAACTCTAGCAAGTGCTATCCACCTAACATCTATTGCTTTAAGTGTTTCTTCTTCGTTATATACGTATATATCTTTGATATCTTTGCCTAATATTGTTTCCCACTTATCAATGTCCATTGGTGGTTTATAATTTTTAATTACAGGTTTATCTCTGTATATTTTCTCAACATCTAAATTATTCATATCAAAGTTTAGTATGTATCCGTGTATTTTATCTTTTACTCCTAATTCTTTTAACACAGGTATGTCCATAACTATTACGGGAGTATCTAACATTAGACTTTCTACTATTGAATAGCCATAACTCTCATCTAAAGAAGTTTGTACTAAATAATCGGCATCTACTATATATGGTGTTATATCTAAATTTGGTCGCATAAATGTATAGTTCCCTATCATTTCCTTTTCTGGCTTATCGCTAAAGCATAACCATTGATAAGGAACTCCGTGTGCTTTTAATTCTGCTACTATTTGTTCCATATAATCAAAGCCTTTAATTGCGTCTCTTAATCTACTTGCAGTTATTAGTTTTAATACACCACTATTGTTTGGTTTCTTTTCTAACTTATCTATATCAAGTATATTATAAAATACTTCCGTATCTATTCCATATACCGCCTTATAGCCATCTTTTGTTATCTCACTTACACTATATCTTTTTGTTATCTGTGGCGGAGATATCATTTCCATTTGAGGATATAGTTTCTTAACCGCTTCTATATTCCCGTGTATGAAGTGATAATATTCTTTCGCTTCTATGTTATTTAGAATATCAAAGTGATAACAGAATACCGCCGTATCACATTTCACTTTCTCATCATTGTACATTTGTATTCTACAATGTTCTGCTAATCTTAATAATTGTTTTTTGTCGCCATCTCTATATAAAACAATAAAGTCTTTTCTTTTACCAAACATTTTAGCAATGTAATACATCCATTGTTCTACACCACCAATTATATTTATACTTCTAATATAAAATATTGTTTTTGCCTCTATCATATATATCTCCTTTTTACTAACTGATAGGAACGAGTTTCCTCATTCCCATTGTGTTAATAAGCGACTATGCACTTATTTCAGCTGTTGCGTGTACATATATTGCATCTACTTTAGTATTTAAAACAAATGCATCATATCTTACTCTACCTTCAATTAAAGCACCACTTATTCCTGGAGCCTTTGTATTGATTTTGTATTCAGTTAATTTTTCAGCTGCTACAGTTGCTACTGGATGTGTTAATATGAATGCTACGTTAGCTGGTAAATAAGAACTTGGAACTGGTACTAATTTAACACCGTCTACCATTCCTACCATACCATTAATTCTTTCATTCATTGCAACTTCACTTGCTAACATAAATGTTGAATCTTGTTTGATTTTTCCTAAGAAGTCGAAAGATATAAATGCAACTCTACCTTTTACTGGTACTTTTGCATCTCCTAATACTTCTTGTCCATCTAAGAATATTTTGTAAGCGTTGCTAGTTGTAACTGCTGCAACTTCTACTTGTCCATTTCCTATTGCTGCATCTTGCATTACATTTAATCTGTAAGCATCAATTTCAGGGATTATTTGTTCATCTATTTCTAATTTTAAATACTCTCCTACTTTTGTTGCTCCGTTTGTATCATCTAAAGTTGCTTGGTCAATAGTTGTTGAGAAACTTCTGTCTTTAGTTAAAAGCATAGTTTGAACTTCATTTGCTAATTCTGTTGGAGTTCCATAACGATTAGTTCCTGTTTTTGTATAATTTCCTAATGCTTGAGTAGTTAATGAAAATACGTTTATAGTATTAACACCTGACCAAGTATAGTTTTTATTTACTGCTGCTTCTGTTAAAGAACCAAGAGTGAATTTCTTTTGTATTGCACCCTCGTATTTACTTGCATAATTTGTCATTGTAATCATTCCTTTTGTTTTGCACTAAGTTGTTATCCCTCGAATCCTATTAAGAAGTCATCTTGTTTTTCTATAACAACTCCTCCGTGCTCTGTAGTTCCCTTTATAGGCGAACTATCTTCGTTTTTCTTGTTTTGTTTTAATAGTTCTATTTCTTTTAGTAATTGTTGATTTTGATGTTTGGTGTAGGCGGTTAAGAGATTACTCTTTTCTGCTTCCTTGAATACCTCTGCCGGTATTGCCTTGATGTCCACATTTGGATAAGCATTTAAGAACTCCTCGTTCTCTGCTTCTTTCTTCTTTGCATCTTCAACAATTTTCTTTTCTTCTGCTATTCTTGCTTTCTCTTGTTGTAGTTCTTTTGCTATTTTATTGGTTTCAATAACCTTTCTAGCAATGTGTTCGGCTACTCCGTTGTCAATCATTTCTTGTAGTTCGGTTGCCTCTTGCTTTTCGGCTTGTTGCACCTCATAATCCTTGATAGCCTTGATGTAGTCTTTGGTAGTCATTCCTGACTCTTTGGCTTTTTCTTTTAAATAGGTCAACTCTTCGCTATTCTCTATCTCGTTGATTTTTTCTACTTTCCTATCATAGTCTAAGCCTTTTTGTACATTTTTAATCAAGTCATCTACATTTTCAATTTTGATTTCTTGATCCATATACTTAATCTTGCCAGATAATTGTTCTAGCAACTTTGAATAGTCCTCTACACTTGTTTCGGCTGGTGTACTTACTTCCTCGGTAGCAGGTTCAGTAGTGTCTTCTACTGCTTCAATATCTTCTTCACTTGCCTCTTCGGCTTTGAAGTCTTCCATACTGAATAATGCTCCATCTTCAACTGGTGTGTCTTTGATTTCTGCTTCGTTCATATAAATTCCTTTCCCGATTTGGTTGTCGGTATGTCTTCTTTAATGTCTGGACTTGAAAGACATAATTTTTATTTATAAAAAGCATTACTGCTAATTACTATTGTTTATTGCCTCTAATATTTCAGTTAGGTCTTTAACGTTCGTGTTGTATTGCTCAAACATTGCATCTCTTTCATTTGTGTAAGATACAATTACTTCTTCTAGTTTTGTCTTGTCGTATTCTTTTGAATCAACTTTAACTTCAACTTTGTCTCCGTTAATAGTTTCCATTTCCTTAATTCCTGTTACTAAGTATTTATCTTCTTTCTTTTCTGCTATATATCTCATTTCAATTTCCTTTCTTTTATGCCGTTCTTCTATATCTATATACTACTATGTATGGTTGTAGATTATTGTGTGCTTGTCCTCCACCTTTATTTAATATAATAGAGGCATTGTTTCCATTTGTATTAGAGAAACGATAACCAGTACCATCTCCATCTACTGTATCTCCATAGTTTGCGTTGTGGTCGTGTGATGGCATTTCATCTATTGATAATGTATGTGTCTTTGCTCCACCAGTTTCTCCTATGGTATCAAAGTCCGTTGTTGCATCTTTACATACTAATACTGATCCTGCTCCGTATACTTCCCAAGTGCCACCAAATTGTGTTGCCATCTTTGTTGTGGTTGTTGAGCCATTAGTTGTTCAACTGCTACTTCTAATTCTTCATCAGTAAGTTTCTTTAATTCGTTTTGTGTTTCAATAGGTAGTGTTTCTATAAATGCTACCATTTGTTCATATTTCTT